TAGTTGAGGTTTATTATCCTTCTAATAACTTATTTAAACTTTCGGCCGGAACATATGATTCAGCATTAAATGCTTATAGTAAACCTGCTGGAAATTTATCGGGTATTGATAAAATTCAAGACTCTCACTTTTGGCAAGATTTTAGTTATCAATTAAAATCTACTGTTTCCACTGAGCGGTGGATAGATTCGTATGAACGTTTGGTACATCCTGCAGGAATGAAATTTTTTGTTTCTGTTCTTGTTGAATCTGTGCTAAGAAATCGCTGGGAAGATTTCCTAACATATAAAGGTACTGTTGATGAACCAGATAAATGGCTTGATACAGACTTAAGACCTCCTAAATTAAGATCTATTAACTCTTCTGAAGGTTATCACACACCTAGACACCAACCAGGATGGCTCTATGCTTCTATTGCAGAAGTGATTGATGGTGTGTTTGAAAATTATTATGGATCTTCAGTCAACCCAGGTGGACCTAATGCTAATCCCAACCATTCTTCCTTTGCTCGAGTTGTAACGATTAATGCTATACTTAACATTATTAATACTAATTGGCCAAACAGTATTAATGCTGAACAATACTTTACTAGAGGATTCTGGGATGACCCAGCAACACTTAATGAACTAACATTATTTGAGGTACCCCTATCACTTTTAATTAACGAATACCAACAAGAATACAAAGCAGGCAGATTAGAGGCTGTTGAAGCACCACAGCCAGCAGTTGAAATAACAACTGCATAAAAAGTGTATATGAATAAAAATACACTCGTATAAATATTATAAATAACATTTAAGAAAACAATTAATTATGGCAGCAATTATTACAGATCACTTTCGTAGAAACCAAGCAAGGCTTTTAGTCAATGACATTAAAGCGTCGGCTGATAGTGAGTTTGACTCTACGGCAAATAGTTCTAGCAACTCAAACGAATCAAATTGGCCTTACCGAGGTAATAACCGGTATTCAATAGGTCTTGGTAAATCAGACTCATGGCCTGATGCTGGTACAGTTACTGAAGCTTCACCAAGTTTTGTTGTTCCTGCTCCTGCCGGAAACAGGCAAGAAGATGAAGATGTTATTAATAATCTTTTCACTCTTAAAGACGTTAGCACAGCATCAGCAAAACAGATGATTGCTAAAAACCCTTGGACATCAGGAAGAAAATATAAAGTATATGATTCAGCAGATCCCGATGCGTTTTATGCAACAGGTGAATTATATCCATGCTATGTAACACATAATAATAGCGTTTACATAGTTCTTTCAAACACAGCTATTGATACAGTTGGCGGATTTAGTCAAGTTCTTCCTTCGACCACTGCTCCTTCTACGCCTTCCTATGGGATTTCTGCCTCCCCAACTCAAGGATATGTTTGGTGCGAGGTTGCAAAAATTCCTCCATCTGATGGTCTTATAACAAATCAATTTGTTCCAATTCGAAGAAATTCAGAACTTTCCGGAACTACTGATGTAGTAACTCAAGCACAAAGGAAACTAACGGCCGGACTTCTATCCCATGTTGGTGTTATTTCTGGAGGAAGCGGTTATAGTACTAATACAGCTATTACAGCAACTATAGTCGGCCACAGCGGAAATATTTTAACAAACCCAGGTATAACCTTTACACCAATTATTGTTGGTGGTGTTATTCAACGAGTTGATATTCGTGATCCACAAAACTCTCCTACTAATCCAGGATCTTACGAATTTTGGGACGGCCCAGATCCATCAGATGCTCAAAATCTTGTTGCCAGTACTGTGGCTCATGCCAATAGGATTAAATCTGTTACTCTTACGGTTAGTGATGCCGGTACTTCTTCTAGTGAAGGTTCTGGTGAAGGTTCTAGTGAAAGTGGCAATGGTGGAACTGGAGCAGTATTAAGTGCTACTATAGCTCCTGCTACTGGATACGCACATAATGCAATAAATGTATTACCTACATGGTTCGTTGGTATTAATGTTAACTTTATAGGAGAAGAAAGTGATAAAGATGCACCAGCTCTTAAGTTTAGACAGGTATCTTTGTTGAAAAACTTTGTTAGAAGTACTGATTCTAATGAGGCCTCGGGATCTGAATCCAAAGGGACTCTTGATGCTCTTAAATCTATAACGTTGCATACTCCTCAATCAAGTGCGCTTGGAAATTTGACTACAGGACAGATTTTATATCAAAAAGGTAGTAATGCTAAATTTTATTATGATTATCACGTTACAGATTCAGGTACTACCACACTATTCTATCATCAAAATTCAGACGGAGAAATAAACACAGCTGATTTAGATCAGGGAACAACTGGGACTGATAACGCAATTGGAACCGGCCTCGGCGGTAGTCAAATCTCTAACGGAGTATCCGCTGTTAATGCACCTGAATATAGATCTAGGATTGCATCAGGCACGGCATTGGGCGATTTCAATGGAGAAGTTATTTTTCACGAAAATCGTAAACCGTTCACTCGAAGTTCAACTCAGACTGAAGAGGTAAAACTCATTATACAACTCTAATAAATAAAATTTATGGCAATAACCACATACTCTGCGGCTCCCTACTCTGATGACTTTAGCCAGGACAAGAATTATCTAAGAATTCTTTTTAGGCCGGGGAGAAGCGTTCAAGTAAGAGAACTAAATCAGCTTCAATCTAATATTCAGGATCAGATTGATAAATTTGGTCGTCATATTTTTAAAGATGGAGATCGTGTATTAGATGGATATACTAATTATGATTCTTCTATCCAAAGTATTGGAGTTAACTGGGAAAACTCAACAGTTGAACTTACTGCGGTAGAGCTTGCTTCTTTAAAGGGAAGAGAAATATTGAGCGGAACAGACTGGCGTGCAAAAATTCTTTCTGCGGAAAACCACAATGGAGGACAGCGTTTATTTGTTAAACTAGTTGGTCGCGGGGGGTCATTTTCAAATACACAAGATGTCAACATCGTACTTGATACAAACGAAAAATTGACTTTTGGTGGGGTTGAATACGAGAATAATGATAAGATTGGTACGGTAGATACATCGATTGAAGCTATAAAAAACCACGGTGGTTTTTTCCAGGATGCTGGAGTATTTTTTATTAAAGGGCACTTTGTTCATACTGATGCTACAGTAGCTTTTCATGAAAAGACTACAGCTACTCCTAAGTTAACTGGAACTGCTGTTTTTGATATCACGGAAAGTATTATAACAAGTGGTGCAGATACTTCACTTTTAGATAATGCAAATGGCGAACCTAATGATAATGCACCTGGTGCAGATCGTTATAAGATTACTCTCGACCTTAAATTTATTCCTTCCAGCACCAATCAAGCAGCAACTCTATCACGTACTAAACTCCTTGATATTAAAGAAGATAAAGTTGTAAACCCTGCTCGTACTGAATATAGTGAGCTTGGTAAAGCACTTGCAGAAAGAACACAGGAAGAAAGTGGTTCATATGTTCTCAACCCATTTAAGAACGAAGTTCGTGAATACTTTAATGATGGTACTGGAAACCGTGGTAAATATACAGCCGCCGAAATTACAAATTCGGGAGGTACACCGCTTTTAGATCTTACCAATAGTACCGCTACGGCCGAAGGTAAGAAAAGATTTATTGTAGGTGTTGAACCCGGAGTTGCATATGTTCAAGGTTATCGTGTAGAGCTTGAAGATAAACAAGATGTTGTTTGTGATAAAGGAAGAGAGTCCACTGATGAAGGAACTATAGACAGCTATAAGTTGTCAGTTAATCGTGGACAATATATTGAAGGAGCATTTGTTGATAATGATAGCACTTTAGCAATTGCTGATGTTAATACTCAGAACTTTTCATTTGCACCGAATAAACAATATAAACTTTTTCCTAATAATACTTCCACAAACACAAGTGATCAAATCGGCACATGCAGAATTCAAGCAATTGAAAATACTAATGTTAACAATATTGAAGGTGTTGCACAACCTGATAAAACACAAGCTAGTACAAGGCTTTATATCTTTGATATACAATTAGCAAGTGGTAAAAAACTTAGTGATGCAAAAGCTCTTATTCTAAACCATAATACTGCTACACCTGCCACACATACAGTTTTATATAATCACAGCGGCTTTGAACTTAGAGATACTGCTGAAAACGCTTCTCGTATGGTATACCCTCTTGGAGGATATGATGTAAAAGAAATCGATGTCAGCAACGCAAAACGTATTGTTCAGAAGCGTTTTTTCTCCGGTCCAGCAGGCGTCACTGGGGGTACTGCACCGACTTTTGATGCATCGACAGTTGCAGGAACTATTGTACTTACGGCTGGTGCTGATCACAATTTTATAAGTACGGATCCAGATGATTATGTAATTGTTCAGGCAGGAGCCGGAACTCATCTCGACGGTGATGCATCTGCATCACCGCCAACCATTGGAGGTGAAGTATTTGCAACTGACGTTGTAATTGACGGCAAGGACGCTACAATTACACTTAGGCACGCGAATGGTGTTATTCCTCTACCGACTAGTACCAAGCAAATTGTTGTGTTTGCTCGTGTTGAAGAACAGCTGGTTCTTGGAAAGAAAAACCAAAAAGAAGGAACATTTACTAATGGCGGGGTAAACCGGACATTAGGCCATGGAGATGTTATTACTTTAGATGAAGTAGATGCATATAGTATTACGAGTGTAAAGCATAATAACGTCTCATTACCTATTTCTGATTTTGAATTATTTAGTGGACAAACTGATACACATTATGGTCTTTCACAAGTTGTTTATAAAGGATCACAAAACTTAAGATCTGCTGCAATTGAGATCAAGTTTGGATATTATGATCATGTCCAAGGAGGAGTATTTGCGGCAAATTCATATTTCTTAAGTGATACTTCAACGCCTGTTGATTTAGAAGATATTCCGCAATATGAAGATCTCACATTATCAAATTGTTTAGACTTTAGGCAATCAGTAAAAAACACTACTGAAACTGGATTGATTAAACCAAATTCAGTTGTTGGTACTAAATTTACTTACTATAAACCACGAAGAGATATTATAGCTTTATCTCAGCTCGGCGAACTTAAATATATAAAAGGTAATGCATCTGAAAATCCTATATATCCAACAGTACCTTCAGATTCTTTAATACTTTACAGAATTGAAAAGCCAGGATATTTGTATTCACTCGATGATTTGGAGATCGTAGTAGCCAATAATCGTAGATATACAATGCGTGATATCGGTGATCTTGAAAAGCGCATTCATAATCTTGAATACTATACTGCATTATCACAATTAGAATCTGAAGCTACTGAAACACAAATCATCGATGGTACCGGTCAACCAAGATTTAAAGGTGGTATTATTACTGATGCATTTAGAGGACACGGCGTTGGAGATACTAATAGTTCTGGTTATCGCGCTGCAATTGATCGTGATAACTTTACGGCACGTCCGATGTATCTTTCCGATAATGCTCGTTGGAGTTATATTAGCGGAATGCAGGCAGGTGCTATTAACAGTGTTAGTTCATGGAATCCTGGTGAGACTGGAAATTCGTTCACCGTACACTCTGGAAAACGTAAAAATTCTCTTACACTTGACTTTATTGAAAAGGTATTAGTTGATCAACCATATGCTTCAGATCACATTAGTGTTAATCCTTACGATGTTGCAACTTGGAGTGGTAACCTTGAACTTTCACCATCTAGTGATGAATGGAAAGATGTTAATAATGCTCCTGAAATTATCACAAACATCGATGGTGATAATAGCGCTGTTATGCAGCAGATTGCAAATAATCCAAACATATTAGGTACAGAGTGGAATGAATGGGAAAGCGAATGGTCACCAGCACGGTGGTCATTCTGGAACAGAACGGGAAGAACAGATACGTTTACCACAAGGACACGTGTTTCACGAAGAAGGAGACGTATCAGTACATTCCGTAGAGAACTTCGTGAAGGTATTCAAACATCTCTTGTAGAAAACTTCCAGAGAGAAGTAATTGATGACAGAGTCTTAAATGTCACGTTCGTTCCATTTATTCGTTCTCGTAAGGTTCACTTTAAAGCAAGTATGCTTAAGCCGAATACCACTTTCTTCCTCTATTTTGATGATGTTAACATTACATCTTATGCTACCGACGATGAAGCATTTGTTCAATTCGGAGGTGGTGTTGGGGACCCGAACTCTACTATCACACAGGAGCAGAGTGAAACTGTTACAAGATACGAAGGCCTAGAAGGACCTGCTCTTATGTCACCAGGAGCTTCACCAGCAATTAACTCAGGAATAGTTTCAGATGATGCTGGTGAAGTTGATGGTTGGTTTGTTATTCCTAATAACGATGTTCTAAGGTTCCGTACAGGTTCACGGCAAGTTAGACTTACTGACAGTTCAACCAACAATAGAGTTCTAGAACTTTCTGCAGCTGAAAGTACTTACCATGCTAAAGGATTATTAGAAACTCGTCAGCAAACAATTCTTTCAACGCGGCAGCTTGTATTAGAAAGAACACGTCTTCAAGAAAGAAGAAACGTTCTAATAAGTTCACGTGTGGTTCGTAGAGATCCTGTCGCACAGACCTTTATGATTGGAAATGAGCCTACTGGTATTTTCCTTTCTTCAGTTGATATTTACTTCCAGGCGAAAGACCCAAATCTTCCTGTTGAACTTAGTATTGTTTCAGTTGAAAACGGTATTCCCACGCAAAAGACAATTCCATTTTCGAAGGTAACTAAACTTCCTGCTGCCGTTACTCCTTCGGCCGACGCAAGTACAGAATGTAAGTTCATGTTTGATACTCCAGTTTATTTACAACCTGGTGTTGAATATGCTATCGTTCTAATATCTAACAGTGCAAGATATCGGGTATGGCATGCTGAGGTTGGTGGAACTAATGTAGTTCCTGCGGGCCAAACTGCCGAAACTATTAATAAGAATGTTAATCTGGGAGTTCTTCTTAAGAGTCAGAACGCATCAACATGGACACCTGATCAAAATAAAGATCTTAAGTTTACATTAAACCGGGCTGATTTTAAAATCCCATCAATTGATTCTGAAACAAAAAATCAAACAGATCAGATAGGAGTATTCACCGGACTTTCGCCACAAAGAGGGCAAGTCACATACATCAATGTTACTGACGGGGGTTCTGGTTATCTTGGTGGTCCTCCTGCAATAACTATTGGAGGAGTAACAAGCGGAGGAGCTACAAGTCAAAATCAAGCAACTGCTAAAGCCTTTATTAAAAAAGGAGGAGTTATTGACTATATCGAAGTTGTAACAAATGGTTCTGGTTATACAGGAGTTCCTGATGTTGCTATTGCCGCTCCTAGTGAAATTAGTATTCCACAGTCAGCAGTAATTACCGCCGATGCCGGTTCTAGTTCTACACCTAATTCAATTACTCTTCCAGATAATGTACTTGAAGCGGCTAATGGACAAAAGTTCATATATAAAAAGAATGGTACCGCAGGAAGTGCAATTGCAGGTTTACCAGGAACTTCTGGAACAACCGCATATTTTGCAAAAACTATTGATTCTAATGGTAATGAAGTTTCGCACAGTCGAATAATTCAATTGAGTGAAACTTTAGGAGGTGCAGTTTTAGATTTAACCACGGTTGGAGTGAATACTCAAGTTCTTATTCCTGTTTCAAGCGCTGCGGCAACTGCTGAAAAAGATGTTTGGAAAGCCTCTGCATATCTTCCTATTATTCAAGATATGCTTCTTCCAGAAGTAAATGTTGATTATACATTAACAGATGACGCATCTACTAGTCCTATTAGTAGTTATACAGTATTTCCTGGAGAATTAATTTATACAGGAAGACGTGTTACACATGATTCTAATAGTGGACATGATAAGTCTGGTGCAGATCGATTAAGACTTGAAGCTACTCTTACCACGACTGATTCTAGACTTTCGCCAGTCATTGATTTAGATCGTCTTTCCCTTGTTACATTTGATAATATTGTTAACGATTCAAACGAGTTTGAAACAACAGAAGATGACGGCCAATGCGCTGCAAGATATATCACAAAGAGTGTTAAACTTGAAAATCCTTCCGACCAAGTTGATGTTTACTTTGATGCTGTTCGGCCAGATGAATCTACATCGATTGAAGTTTATGCTAGATTTGGCGATAGGACATCTAACAAGTCCTTCGATGCTATTCCGTGGACTAAGATTGAAACAGATAGTAGAGTTCCAATAAGTTCTAACTATCAATTTGGTGAAGTACATTACGAAGGTTCAAGTAGTGATGGTGAAGAATTTGATCAAGTTGCTATTAAAATTCTATTTAGATCATCGAACTTGGCATTCGTTCCTGAAATTAAAAACCTTAGAATTATTGCATCTCTATAATGGAAAAGTTTATAAGAAAAGGCCGAGGAGTACTTGTTAATAAAGATGAATCAGCTTATAATGCAAGAATGGTAGCAAAGAAAAATAGTCAAAAGCAGAAATCTCAAGAAGAAGAAATTAAATATCTAAAGACTGAAATTGACGAACTGAAAGAAATACTTAACACATTAATATTAGATAAATAGTAACATGGACTCTATAAATTTTGACACCTTTGATTCACCTGCAGGAGGTGTAGAACTTAGCGATACACTTTCTAGTTGGAGAAAGAAGACGAATGGTATTATAACAAAAATTAGTGCAGAGGCTGCTGAATTAGACACTTTACAAGGCAAAGTTAATGGTTTTCAAGATGGTAACAATACGATTGCTCTTAATAAGATAGTAAAAGTAGGAGGTAGTAAACTTTTAGGTAATCTTGCATCAGGTAGTGAAAACGTTGTAGAAATTGAGATTGATGTCACTGCATCAGGTCTTCAGGATTCTGATAGTACAATTCCTACATCTAAAGCTGTTAAAGATCATGTTGCCCTTGGGGAACGATATATAAGTGGTAGAATTAATGCAAATGGTACAGCAGCTGCTCTTCACGGAATATCTGTTTCAAGAGTTGAAGCTGGTGTATATAATGTTATAGTTGCTGATAGTCATCAATTGCCTTCTGGAGAATCTTATTCAGTTATTGCACAATTAGGTGTTAACTTAGATCCCTTTGTTGATGGTCTTAATGCAATTAATGATTCGTTTAGTATCCATGTTTTTAAGATAGATGATATCGGTGGTGATCCAGCATATAGGGTTGAAATATTTGAATTAGAATCGACGAATGTATCTGGTGGAGGAAACGATAATAACTCTGTTGCGAATGTTGACTTAGATAGAAGAGACGCACCGTTTTCTGTAATTGGATTGCCTGCATCAGATCAATAATATATAATATAAATAAATTATATTATGTACTATTATTTTCAATGTAAAAAAGTCGGCGAACCTTTATCATTTCTGTCATCTGCAAATAATTTGCGTGCGACAAAGACTAGAAAAAAGGTAGATGTCGATGATAAAATAACAAAGCTTTACATAAAGTATATAAATTGTTGCTTTATAAACAAAGATGGTGATATAGATTTTGATAAAGTTAAATTGCTGAGTTGCCGACTAAAACAATTTAAGAAAATTTTAGATAGAAGAGTAGTAGAACTAAGAAAATATCTAGTTGAGGCCCACGCTTTAAATAAAGACGATGTTGTCAAAGAAATTTCTGAAGATATAAAAGACTTAGTCGATTGCTTAAATAAAGACTTTTCTTCTATCGATAATATTGAAGATCTTGATAGTCTTACCGTTCCTGAATTAGCATTTGATTATTATACACACTATAATAATAAATTGTATAATGTATAAAGAATATGATATTAGCGGAAATGGTGTTCCACATTTGGCAAACGATGATTTATTAAAATCATCCCTAAAAAAGTTTGCTAATGAAGATTACTATAATAGTCTTGATATTAATAAAAGAGATGGTGAAATTGACTCATATTCTTGCTATGGTGATTCAGTAAGGATGCGCTTGATCCACAGTTCAGACAGAAAAGAAATAATTAGACTATTAAAAAAATGTTTTCCAAAAATTACATTTAGATTATCAGGTTTTTTCATTTATGGTCCTGGTGATTATTTAAGTGAACATACAAATTCTAATGATCCTGGAAACACAATGTATATTACATATGCTACTGGCGAATCAAGTTTTTCGTATCGCTTTCATCCATCTGAAGAATTTGTTAAAACGGAAGATGTCATAGACGATATTACATTAAGAGCATTTAGCCTTAAGTCTGAAGGACCTTTTACACACCATAAGGTAGATTGTAAAAACGGATATAGAGTTTCGATAGGTATGAGATATGTTCAAATCAAATGAAGTCTTTAGCAATCACCATCTTTTTGAAAACGGTGAACACGTAGGATGGATTGATGTTACATCATTAATGTTTACACTTCGTATCTTAAATAAAATAGAGTATGATGAAAACTATTGCATTAAAATAACGACAACTAAAAAAGATGCTCTAAAACAAAGTACAATATCTTACTATCAAAAGTTTGGTGTTTGCCCTAGACCTATTGTTGTAACATCTAAAGACGTCTGTTTGGACGGCCGTCACCGGA